GCCGGCTTCCAGAGCATCTCGACCGGCACTCCGTGCTTCTCCGCCGTCTCCAGGATCAACTTCGCGTCAGCGGCCCTGCGCTCGATCTCCTCGCCGAAGTCGGCGCCCAGCTCGGCGTAGTGGTCGCTCAATGTCTTGAGCCCCATCTCCACGTCGGCGCGGTTCTGCTGGGCCTCGCGCCCCGCGTCCACGGTCACCCGCTTCGGCGGCACGGTGGCGATCCTCCACCACCCTGCCGCCGCCGGCAGGAGGCCGCGTTCGATGGCGTCCCCGATGACGTACGCCCACACCGGGCGGATCAGGCGCTTCTCAAGGATCATCTGGCGGAAGCTGAAGCGGCGGTCGGCCTTGGCCACCACCAGCCGCACGCCCGCCCCGCCGATCCGGCTCGAATCGGCCGCGAACTCGAAGGGGATCATGCCCAGGGCCGAGTCGCGCCGCAGGTGCTCCAGGAAGCCGGTGAAGGTCGGGCTGGGCCGGTTGCTCTGGAAGCTCTCGATGGACTCGTCCGGCTTGAGCGCCACAAGCTTGCCGCCCACGATGCGCTGGAGCGAGACCGGGTCGCTGGCGGCCGTCGTCTCCGGGCCGCCGATCACGAAGTCGCCGTTGTCGTCGATGCCGCCGCGCTCGCTCTTGAGCACCCTGGCCACGTCGGCGTTGTCCTTCACCGCATGCTTCTCCAGCGCCAGCAACTCGATTTCGTCGAGGATGTGGTTGATCGAATGCTGGATCGTCGGGTGGTTGCGGACACCGCCGGCCCACTCCGGTTCGTGGATGTGCAGGATCGCCGGTGCCGGGAGGTCGCGGGCCGTGTTGTCGTCCTGCAGCACGCGGTAGAAAACCGGAGCACCGAAGGCGTCGAGACCGATGCCATCCACGGTTTCCTTTGAGCCCATCTCGTCGCCGATGCGGTGGCTCTCGATCAACTGGAGGCGCGGCTCGCCGTCGAGGTCGCGGGTCTTGTGGACGAAGTATTCGCCGTCGATGTCCATGCCTCGGCAGACGAGCGCCTGGCATTCCTCGAACGAAAAACGCCGCGTCACCTCGCACCGTGCCGACCAGAAGGCGAAGTATTCCTCGGCGGCGCGGTTCCAGTCGGAGTTGGGCGACTGCGCCTGCACGCGGATGCCATCGCCGGTCGAGTAGATCGCCATGTTGGCGACCATCTCGCGGACGAATCCCGAGTTCTTGTGAAGGTAGCGCGACTTGCGGACCAGCTCGGTGCGCACGCCGGGGGTAAGTTCCTTGCGGGCATCGGAGGGCGATGCTCCGGGCACGGCACCACGGCGGGGAGACCAGTTCGCGGCCTCAAACGGCGACGCCCATGCCTTCGGCAGAAGGACGGGCGGCAGGAACAGGCGGGCGATGGATTGCAGGCGGCTCATTTCGCAAGGTGCCCGGAGATGAATGAGGCGGCGGCTATGCGGGGCTTGCCGTAGGTTTCCGGGTCGAGGACCCGCAGGGCGTGGGCGCATTCCTCAAGCACCTGGTCCACCGGCATCACGAACTGCCTTCCGGCCGAGGTGTCGGCGTCGTTCCAGTTCATGATCGTCTTGCCTTCCAGCAGCAGGTCCTTGGCGCGGCGCTGGATGGCCAGCACCTCGGCCACGGTGAAGCCGGTGGTGAGAAGTCCGCGTGCCATATTCCTGGGCCGCGATGTCAACGCCCGCTCCACGTGGCGTTGGTGCCGCGCGTGTCGAGGTGGACGAAGCCGGAGGACGGGTAGAACCCGAGCCCGCCGGTGAAGCGTCCCGCCCGCCGCCACTCGACCAGCCGGCGGTAGGCCTGGCGCGCGCCGACAAGCGGCAGGCAGAGGTCCAGCGCCTTAAACTCCATGTGCAGGCTGGCGGGCGCCCCGCCCACGGCCCGGTTGTAGTCCGGTGCGCGGTAAGAGCTCAGCAGGATGCAGGGCTCGCCGAACGAGTCCCGCAGGTCGTCGGCGACGCGCAAGGCCGGCACGATGTTGTGCCACAGCGACCGCGGCGGGGTGTGGTTGCGCACGCCCTTGCGCGATGCCGCGAAGTAGTCGGTGAACTCGCGCGCCGCGAAGTTGCGGAAGCCCTGCGCCGCGAACCAGGCGTCAAAGTCCGGCACGCTCACTTGGAGGCACCCCCGGCCGGTTCGATTGTGATGGTGATCCGGCCGCCGGGCTCGATGGTGATCTGCCCGTCCCTGGTGGTGATCGTGCCGGTGACCGGCGGGATCGTCGTGCAGGAGGCGGCTGCCAGGGCCAGGGCCGCGGCGATGGCTGCGAGGGCCGTGCGGATGAGCGTCTTCATCACCCGTTTCCCGGGGTGTCAACCTCCGGCGCCTGCGCCGCCTCCGCCGCCTCGCGGCCCAGCAGCTTGAGCATGAAGGCGGCCACCACCTGGAAGTTCTCCAGGTCCCAATAGTGGTTGGGCCGCGAGCCGATGCGCTCCCACATCCAGCGGCCGCCCTTCCTGACCCTGCGCTCGCTCTCCATCTGGGCAAGGTATTCCTCGTCGATGTCGTCTGGCACCATCCACACCGGCCCCTTGTCCGGGTCCTGGTTGCGGCGCAGGCGGGCCAGCGCGTCCTTGACGTTGAGGTTGCTCCAGTAGAACACCTGGCAGGTCCGGCCCCGGCCCAGCACCACCTTCCTGCGCGGCGAGTAGAAGCGCTCGACCGACCTGCCGCCCTTCTCCTTGTGGGTGAAGGTGGCCCGCTTGTCGCCCATCAGCGCCGTCCACCCGCGCTTCGAGCATTCCCGGTAGACGTCATAGGTGGCGTAGCCGGCGTCCACGAAGACGAGGTTGGGGTGGATGGAGAAGCGTTCCTGCACCCCCTCCACGTCGGTCCATGTCAGCACCCGTTCGTTCCACACCAGGCGGCTGGATCCGTCCTCGGCCCACGCCCGCACCACCAGCCAGAGGTGGTCGAGCTGGCAGTCCACGGCCATGATGCGCAGCGGGCAGACGCACGGATGGCCGGCCGGCACGATCCGGCCCGAGGCGTCCACCCCGGCCTCGCCGTCCCAGGTCTCGCCCCTGCGGTAGCCGCCGGGCACGATCTCCAGCTTGTAGTCATCGAGGTACTCGCGCCACGCCAGCGCCAGGCGCTTCTGGTAGAACTGCTGGATCAGGGTCACGTCGCCACGGCGGGCGGCCGCCTTGGCCCGCAGGTAGAGCTCCGCAAGCCGCCCCCAGCCCATCGAGCACAACGCGTTCCAGTGGAAGCCCGCGTTCTCCCTCGGGGCGTTGGGGTTGGTGACGATGTAGCGGCCGGTGGCGTTCAACTCGCGGCGGGTGCGGTCGCTGTCCTCGAAGTAGTGGTTGCACGAGGCGCAGCGCATGGCGGTGGACTCGCGCACGAGCTGGAAGTCCCACTCGCCGGACTCGTCGCGTGCGTCCTTGCTCCACTCGACCTGCTCCCATTTGAATGGCTGGCGGTGGCGGCAGCGCGGGCACTCGAAGGTCCACTCCCGCATGTCGGTTGTCTCGTGCTTGCGGTGGGTGTCGTCGTCCTCCTCGCCGCCCTGGCTCAGGAAGACGCACTTGCCCAGCCAGCCGAACGCCGTGACCCGCGCCTCGGCCTCGGCCATGTGGCCCGGCGGTGCACGCCAGCACTCGTCCATGACGAGCCAGCGGATCGAGCGGCGCTGGAGGTTGGTCTTGTTGTTGGCCCCCAGCACCCAGAGCGTCATGCCGTTGGCGAACTGGATGGTTGTCAGCCGCTTCTTGTGCCGGTTGGCCGGGTAGAGCGCGCGCACCGGCGGGCACTCGTCGAAGAGTTTCTGCAACCGGCTCTCGCTTTGGTCCTTGGCGTCCTCGTCCGTCTGGTCGAGCCAGAGCGTTGGCCCCGGATGGTTGGCGATGATGTGGCACAGGCCCAGTTCCCCCACCGAGGTCTTGCCGCTCTGGATGGCGGCGATGATGGACACGATCCTGATGCGCGGGTCCACCAGCGCCTCCATCGGCTCGCGCATCCACGGCGTGTTGGCCGAGCGGAAGCGGCCCGGCACCGGCGAGTACGGGATCGACTCGACGTGGTCCTCGCACCACGCCCAGGGGGGGCGTCGGTCGGGAGGCTGCCACGCCTCGCGCCAGATCTGGTGCAGCGCCTTCATCCCTGGTGCAGGCAGAGCAGGACCTCGTCGATGGCCTTGCGGCATTCCGCCTGGATGCCCGTGGCGTCCAGGCCCGACAACACGGGCGGCAGCTCGTTCTCGAATTTCGCCCGCAGGATGGACGTGGCCTGGGCCACCAGACCGGTCCATTCCTCGCGGACCCTGGTCAGCGGCACATACTCGCCTTTCCGGACCGCGATGCGCAGCTCGCGTTCCTCGACCTCGGCCAGGAGCTTGCGGGCCTTGAGCGCCTCCTCGTTCCCGACCGGGGCCTTCCCCGCCTTGAGCCCGCGCATGCGCACGAACTCTCGCCAGTCGGCCACCGGCCACAGGCCGTTGGAAAGGGGCTTGGGGGCACCCTCCATCTTCTGCCAGGTCGAGAGCGTGCGCCGGGTCACGCCCAGGACGGCGGCCAGTTCGACCAGTGTCTTCGCGTAGGCCAGGGATTCCGCGCTGCCCGCCGCCCGCGACTCGATCCGGGCGCGCTCGGCCACGGTGAGCGGCCTGCCCGCCGCGACCTTCTTCACGATGTTCTGGAAGTCGGCCTCAAGCAAAGCCGCCGCATCGTTTTTCGCTGTGCCAGCGGCGACCCTGCTCTTACGCTTTTTGTGAGAAATCAATTTTGGTGTGTTTCACAGGTTTTGGACACCGGTGCGGGCGAACCGGCACGGGACGGGGGCTGGCAAATAGATTCCTTGCCAATCAGACCCACCAGGCGTCCGACCACCTGGAGGGTGAGTTCGGCCGGCCCGAGGCGCACCACCCGCCAGCCGTCCAGCGCGGCCTCCAGGTACTTCTCCAGGTCGGCGGCGAAGCCGGCGGCGCGGTTGTGGCGGCCCTGCACGTAGATCCCGCCCTCGATCTCGATCAACGTACGGCTCGGGACGTGGGCGAAGTCGGCCCGCCAGCGCCTCTTCGGGTGGAAGCGGAACTCGGCCTCCAGCGGCGGCCCGCCCGCCTTGTGCCAGAGGTCCGCGAAGCGCCGCTCCAGCCTGCTGGGCGGCCTCGGGTCGCGGTGGACGTGGCGGGCGCGGGCCGGCATCAGATCGGCAGTTGTTCGCGGACCGCGTCGAGCGCGGCCCTGGTTTCGGCGGTCGTGCGGTAGTTCATGGCTTGTCGTCGTCGTGGTCGCTCATCTGTGCCGTGATCCAGCGGCCGAGGCGCTCGCCCAGCAGCAGGTAGACGGAACCACCGCCGATGAGCATGAGGGCCAGGCCGGCAAGGAGGATCCGCAGCGGGCTGTCCATGGTCAGAGCGCCTCGTAGATTTCGAGCACCAGCCTGAAGTCGCGCTTGAGCACCTCGCGCCGTTCCTCGTCCCATTCCTCGACGGGTGCCTTGTCGGTCTCGCGCCTCCACCAGCGGCGCAGGCGGTTGAGCAGCGCGAGGTAGGTGACATAGCCACGGTCCGACGGATCACCCTGGACCTCCTCTTCGGTGGCGAGGCGGCCGAAGTTGATCGACTTCTGCAGCCGCCGCTTGCCGAGCTTGTGCTTCACGGCCATGTCGAGCCAGTACTGCTGGTCATCGGGGCTCTTGAGCTTGGCCACGACCGCGTGGTGCTCGAAGCCGAGTTTCTCCTGCCGGCAGGAGAATTGGACCTTCCTGGCCACATGGGCGTAGTTGAGCAGCGTCTGGTAGGCCAGCCCGGTGCGCGCCAGGGCTTCCCCGTACTTCTCGCCCCAGCGCTTCTCGCCGTAGTTGATCCAGTCGCCGATGATGAATCCGATGGACTTGCCGACGGGGGCGAGCTTGAGCCCCAGGTCGTTCCACTCGTCGAACGTCAGGTCGTCGTGGAATGCGATTCCGGTCTGGGTGATGGAGAACTTCGGGTCTGCGATTGCAATGGTGTCGAGCTTGCTCATGGGTTGTTCCTGTGGTGTTGGATGATTTGGGATCGTTTGTAGATTTTGCGTGCCATCTCGCTGCGCATGGCGCGGGATGGCGGAAGGTTCAGCTTTTCGGTGATGTCAACACACCGCTTCGAGACGGCGGCGCGGCTGATGCCGTGGCGTTTGGCGATCTCGGTCATGCTCTCGCCATTGTAGGCGCTGAGCCCGAACGCCACGGCCAGGCACTCCACGGTGAGGCGTGCGTTGCCTTCCGAGATCACGTCGGCGACCAGATGTCGCAGGATCTCGGTGGCGTCCCGCATGGGCTGGGTAACAGGTGCTTCCTCCTCGTGATCGACCAGGGCGGCGATGTCGGGCGTGTGGCTGGCCAGAGGTGAGTCGGCCGCGTCGCCCCAGGCCCCGCCGGTGCCGTGGCGCTGGACGCAGGGCCGGTCCAGGCCCGATTCCCGCAGGCGGCGTCGTTCGGCGGGCGGCAGCGAGGCCACCCACCTGCGGTAGTCGCGCTCGTACTCGGCGTCGCGCGCCGCCTGGCGTGAGCTGTAGTCGGCCGCCGCTTCCCGGTAGTCGGTGCCGCCGTCTAGCGGTTCCAGCTCGTCAACCGCCGTCGTGTCGCAGATCGCCTCGCGCTCGGTGCTCATTGGGGAATCATTCCGCGTTTGGAGCCTGTAGCAAAACAGTTTCTTTTCCTACGGCGCCCTCCTCCGACATGCGCCTGACCTCCTGTTCCCATTCGT